GACGTTATATCTAAAAAATATGAGATAATTGATTACGATCACGTTGCCAGCTATGGTGAATATAAACATCTAGAAGACATTTCCAAGTCTGGAGCACTGGCTCCATTCAACAGCACTACATTACGCGGCCCTAGTAGTTTAACGCAGTTTTATCCCAAACACGCAAAATTATTCAATGACGCAGAAACCAATGCCAATGATATCATAGATAAAACTCTGCCCCGCAGAATCAGTACTTTGAATGAGCTGGGCAATTTCAAGATGGTGATCACCGTACCAGGTCGCACCGATGCTGAGGTTGGCAGCATAGTCTACATAACCTATCCAGATGCACAGCCCAAGGATCAGAGCGATAAAGCCAAGACTGGTGAAGATCCGTTGTTCAGTGGATTTTATCTGGTGACTGCCATACGGCATAAAATAACATTGATTAAACACATGATGATCATGGAAGTTGTAAAAGACTCGTATCGCAAGGAAAAAACATGAATGATAATATTTTTGGTCGTGACGGATTTTATTGGTGGATTGGTGTAGTTGAAGATCGCAACGACCCAGAAAAAATAGGTCGTTGCCGTGTACGCATTCTGGGCTATCATATTGATAACAAGGATACCCTGCCCACCGCAGATCTGCCCTGGGCCATACCCATGCAGAACATCAACAGCGCTGGCATCAGCGGCAAGGGCAGCGCACCTGTAGGACCCTTGGAAGGCAGCTGGGTCGTAGGTTTTTTCCTGGATGGTAAAGACAAACAACAGCCCATGATCATGGGCACCATGGGAGGTCTGCCCGACAAAACCACAGGGTGTGCCACTCAAGAAACCAACACCGCAAACAATAGTTCCAATGTACTGCGTGATGGTGGTGGCAATGTAGTGAACGATGGTAGTGGTAATCCTGTGCGTACTGATCAGGGTACTGCGGTTCCAGCCAAACCTGCTCCTACCAATCAAAAGATTCAAGAGAATCTGGAAAGAATAGTTTTAGCCTGTAAAAAGCAGGGCATAACCAATCATTATTTCGTGGCTTCCGTGATTGCCAATGCGCTCAAAGAAGCCGGCGGCAAAACCATAGCTGAATTCAGTTATCGAGGCACACCCTATGCTAGTCTGAAAGTCATTTTTGGTGGTCTGAGATTAAGTAAACATACTCCAGAAGAGTGGGAAAACGAGATTAGAAAAGACGACATACGATTTTTTGATCTCATGTATGGTCTGACCTGTGCAGATCGAAGCAAGCCCGAAGGCTTCAAACACTTTGCAGTTGGTGACGGATTCAAGTATCGTGGGCGTGGCTTCATACAATTTACTGGCAAGAGTTTATACAGCCGTCTAAGTCAGATTGCCTATGGCGATGAAAGATACGTCAACAATCCTGATCTGTTGCTGGACCCCGAAAACGCAGCCCAGGCTACTGCAGCCTTTATGAAACTCAGCATACAATCTGGTACAGCCATGCGGCTCACCGGAGTAAGTTATCCGCCGACATCGCAGGCCAATGCCGACCTGCTGGTCACCAGCATGGTGGCGGGCGGTGGAGATGTGCGTAAGTATGAACAGGGAAGAAAAATTCTGTCCATAGTCAATGGTTATTCACCCAACTATACCGTGGGTGCTAGCCCTGGTGGTGTACGCGTAGCTGAACTGCTGGGTCAACCCGGAGGCACACCTCCCAATGATGTCAAACCCAATACCGCGCAGCCTGATCCACAGACCACACCGCCCACAGAAAGTCTGAACGATCCACGTCTGGGCAACCCACCGGCTTTTTCAGATCCCAACAGTGTGTATCCCAAGTGTGATTATACTGACAGACCCGACACCAATAAACTGGCCACGGGCGATACCGAAGGCACCATAGTTGAATCCAAGAATCGAGACCGCAGTCTAGGCATAAACAAAGCCAATGGTGGTAGCTGGGATGAACCAGATTCGGCATACTGTGCACAATATCCGCACAACCATGTCATTGAAAGTGAAAGTGGCCATGTCATAGAAATGGATGATACGCCAGAACGTCAGCGACTACACATCTATCATCGCGCCGGAACCTTTGTAGAAATTGACCAAAACGGCACCTGGGCACAACGAGTCAAGGGCGATTACTACGGGGTGTTTATTCGCAACAATCGAGTCTACATCAAGGGCGACTATGATGTAACCGTGGACAATGCCACGCGCATACGAGCCAACGATGTACTAGAAATCGAAGTTGCCGGCAAAACCACCATCAATGTTAAAAACGATGCCAACATCAACGTAGCTGGCAGTCTCAAGGCTCATGCCAAAAATATCTACATGGAGGCTGACACCGATGTTCACATCAAGGCTGGCAGCAACATGTATCTGCAGGCCGGACAGGCCATGAACATCAAGTCTGGTGGTGGCATGGCGCTGGATGGCAGCAGAATAGATCTCAATGATGGCGTAGCCGTGGCTGCTACTGCCACGGAACTTGGCACCTTGGAAACTGCAGTGCCCACGAACAATCCGCTGACTGATTTAGATCGCCCAACCTGCGACAAGGCCATAGAAGAACGTAGCTCAGGTGATGCTGGCGAAAATCCACAAAAACAAGAAGAAGATGTAAAGACTGGTAAAAAGACTCAGGAACAAGTTGATCGTGGCAAGGAAATTGCTCAGGCTGGGTGTAAACGATCTGATACCAAGGTTCCCATCATTGTTCCACCCGCACCATATAAAACCGGAGAGTTTGCAAATTATCGCGAAACACCGATGAGCATACAACTCAGTGCCAATTTCAATCTTTTAACTCTGGCAGAATGTGGCAGCAGCAGCAAGACCGACAACAGAAGATTCTGGGCCAGTGCACCAGGAACTCTGGGCAACGGTTTAACCAAGTCGCAGCTGTTGGACAATCTGCGTGGTCTGTGCGTCAATGTCTTGGAACCCATTAAACGTCGTTTCCCGCAGATGTATCTGACCAGCTGTCTGAGATTTGGTCCCAAGGAAGCACAACACGGCGAGGGATTGGCAGCAGACATGCAGTTTGGTGGCGGACTGGCTGCACCGCAGTTGTATGATGCTGCGCTGTGGATTCGAGACAACGTAGCCTATGATCAATTGTTGTTGGAATATGGTACCTTCGGTGGTGTATTCCAGGGCTGGGTACACTGCAGTTTTAATCCCCGTGGCAATCGAGGCGTAGAAGGGCGTGGCGGTTATCCCAAGGTAGCAACCTTCATGGATCACAACATTGCACGTGGAGCTGACGGTAAACAGAAACTCTATTTGTGCGATTTAAGTCGATGAAATCGGAATTTGTACTCATGGTCAACGGCGAACTGCGCAGCTATGAGCGCTGGGAAGACATACCTGAAAAATTTGATCATGTCATTAAATTTAAACCATACTTACCCGAACCACCACATACTGCGGAACAGCATGCGGAAATTGAAAACTGGATGCCCAGATTTCAGGAACTCATGCAGCGTGAACGCAGTCAACAATAACAGGACACAACATGCCAGCTGCTGCTAGAATTGGTGACGCCGATCTTGTACATTGTTCATTGCCGCATCGAGCCGAGGGATCGCCCACGGTGTTTGTCAATGGCATTGCCTGGAGTCGTCAGGGCGATAACAATGATCCACATTTATTTCCCGCTGCTGTTTGTCCTAATCATCAGGCGTCCATAGCCGTGGGTTCTACCACGGTGTTCATCAACGGCAAGGGTGCGGGTCGCATCGGCGACGCCATAACGGCCTGTACTGCGGTGGCAGAAGGTTCACCTAATGTGTTCTGCGGAGGATAAATAATAAAATGGCACGAGGATCTCGACATTATTCTGACCTAGATGCGGCATTTACATTGACGCCGCGTAGTCGCGATGTGGCTAACAAGACTGACGACAATGCCATACGCGGAGCTCTGCGCAATCTGATTCACACCAAGCATTATGAACGACCCTTTGCTCCGGAACTTGGGTGTCAGATACACAATCTGTTATTTGAGCCCAATGATTTTTTCAGCAGAAACATAGCAGAACGCATCATACGCGATGCCATAACCAAGTTTGAACCCCGCGTAGAATTGATTGAAGTTTCAGTATACAGCACCGATGCCAATGAGTTG